CTAGCCTTGCCGGAGGGTTCGAATCAGCTTTACGAAGGGCGGGCTAGCATATCCGATTAAGCAATATTGATCCAACGCGAACAGTACAACGGATTCCATTCCTTGCGACTGCGCTAAATCAACCTCTTTCATCCACGAGGTCCATGCATCACTGATTCCCGTGAGATGACTCCGTTGCGTATTCGGAAATCCCTTTGCTGCACTGACGTTCATGGAATAGGTGCTTTGGTCGAGGTTGTAATTGCCGGTAAACGTAAAACTTTCCGTCTTTAGACAATTCAGATTCGCCGGCGTCCAGTCTTGCGTGGGGAAATTGATTACCTGATTTAGAGAGGTGTCATTGGTGTCGGTCGGGTACAGCACCTCGAATCGGCATCCCGGAAACTGCGCCTGTAAGGCGGTTCGAATCGCGGCCGTATAGGCGCCGATCACGGTCGGCAAGAACGCCGTTTCGTTAGGATACGCGCTCGGATCAACGTCATTCGACAGAATGATCTGCATCGGGACGCCGTAGGTGCTCTGGAATTGTTGCTTTGTATAGGCGTCGTAAAACGGCATCCCAACATTTACGTTGGTTCCGGTCGTCGCATCCAAGACCTGCTTTTGGAAGTACCACCATTGCACTTCGCCCGATTGAAGATACGGGGTCATCCCTGCATTGCTTTGCAACGTCGCCATATCTAGATACGCCTGTTTCCAGAAAGCGAGGCTCGTTGGGGAAAAATTGGTCTGAATCGCAGGCGTGTTGAGCACCACGGGCGTGTCATCCGGATACACTTGAGCGATTCCCACGGCATCCGAGGGGTCCCCGTTCATCAGTTCCGTGCTGAAAGAGGCGACGGCATCTATGCCATATCCCTTCAACGCCGTAAAGTAAGCCGTGTGCCAGTCGCGGGCAGCCCGATTGATTCTCGGCGTCGCTGTCAAATCGGTTCGCCAATAATCGGCAGTAGCGATCAACGTGCTATTCAGTGAGTTGCTCGTATCCAGATCATACGGCGTACCGTCTACTCCACCGCTTAGCGTCGTAGCGGCAGATCCAAAACTATAGCCTTCGCTGCTTGGATCTAATTGAACGATGATGCCATTGCCGTCTGCACCCATAGCCCGCGCGGTAAATGTCAATTGGTCGCCGTTCGCACTTGCCCACAACAAGTTTGTCCCGACATTGATTAGCCCGGCGAGGGCCAGCGCGACAGTGGCGGGCGTATCATCCAACAGCACTAGATGCTTGATTTGGGTCGTCGCAGTCGGATCATCGGCCGAAGCAATGTCCAGAATAACCGTCGGGCTTCCGCCAAATGGAAGCGCTGTCAAGGTCGCCGTCAGGGACGCGTACACCGTACCAGTCCGGACGATCTCATAAAACCACAGGGCTCCGGTGTAGTGATTCACCCTTCCTTGAAACCCTAGCTTGTTAATCAGCCACGCCGTCCTTTCGGCCGGCAGCGATTGCGAATGGTATGTGTCCCAATCCGTAGCTAGCGCTAACTGCGTCTGCGATTCAAAATCCGGCAGATTTACCGACGGATAAGCTATTTCCAAAAAATCAAAATAGAAGAAGTTTCCGGCCGGACCCGCATGCGTTAACTGAACCGTATGTGTTCCCGCCGCATAACTCCCAAGCGGCGACCTCACCAGCACATCTTCGCCGCTGAGCAGCAGATTCAATGCTGTCGTCTGACCGTCTACCGAAACACTGACCGTAGCGCCTGACCCTAGTAGCCGAGTTCCCAAATAAAGATCGTGCTCTGCTGTCTCGGTATATACAATCGTACAGCGATCTCCAACGTTATCAGTACTGTGGATTTTGCTTCCGGAGTAATTGCCTGTTGTCAAGGCCCAAGACGATCCGCTGTAAGTGACGACTGTATCGGAGTCCTCAATCCGTCGGCTTCCTGGCCCAGCCACGGAGTACTGACGATTATTACCCGTTACCGTCCAGTTCGAAATGGTTACCTGGAATTCCGTCTGTGCATAGGTGTCAAGCTGCATGTCGGCCGCCCAAGTCCAGCGCAGCTTCCGAACGCGATTGGTAGGAATCTGTACTTGAGTATTCGAGTCAACTAGGTTGCCAAAATTAACCGTAATCTGATAGGTCGTCGGGAACGCACCGCCGCTAAACATCACAGCGGGCTGCGCCCAGCACGGGGCCGCATTCTGGGCAAAGCCGTACACCGTCACTCTATTGCAGTTTGCGCCGATCACCGCCGAATACTGGTCGTTTGGTCTTGGGGTGAGCTGTATCGAAACGCCATCTGACTGAACCGTCGCCATGAAGTCCGGATTTCCTATAATGTCGGCATTTCCGTTCACGGCCGTGGCCACTCCTTGCGCAATATCGCTCAGAGCATCACCGGTTTGCACAACGTAGTAGTGATGGTTCTCTAGTAAAGCCAGTCCGACGCGATTTCCCACGCCCGGCGACGCCGTCAGCGTCATGGTCGCGGTTGCATCCACATAGCTGCCGGCTACAGGAGTTGCGTTGGCCAGTGAAAAGTTCACATGATACAGGTTTTCGACGCCCGTATCATCTGTCGCCCAAACACGTAAATTGCTCCAATCGACCACGGGATCTAGATTCGATTCGATCGGAATGCAATTCGTTCGACTTTCCTGATAGGTTAAGGTCAAACCGCTGAGGTCGCCATCCGGCAGATACCGGAGTGCAGGGTGTTCGAAGACATTATCGCGATTCCACTCGACGACGCACCAGTCAAACTGCTGCCGCCATTTTCCTGAAACTGTAAAGCCTGAGTCGCTTGCTTGCGATATTGCCGCAATCGCCGAGGGCATCAGGAAGTAACACTGAAGGTCCCTGTCAGGGCTCAGTTTAAAAAGCTGCTCTGCCATAACTTAGAGGCGAATCGTCACTGCCAGGTCGCGGCCGGGGCTTATCTGGCCCGAGTATCCTGAGACCACCTGCAAGGTCACGTTGATGGTGAGCGCCGCCGTGTTCTGCAAAGCCGGAAGAGCGGAGCCATCGAGTACCGTAGAAGTCGTCTGACCGGATGCAATCGACACATTGCAGTATTCTGTCCCGTTCTGCAAAATATCTACGCTGATTGTGTAACCGGTGGCCGCCTGGTTTACCACCGCTCGAATGTCACGCACTGCATGCGATGCTTCGATGAGCAGCGGCGGAGAGGCGTTTTGTTGCGTCGCAAGGTATCCGCTGACTTGCAGCGAGAACTGTCCTCCCGAAAGTGTTCTCAGCCCTCCATCGGGTTGTAATGTGTAGCAGGCCTGCTGGACTTGGCTGTTCCCGAAAGCATTCGTCACGAAGAACTCTGCAGCGCAGATTCGAACATCGGGCAGACTGACCGTGTGTAAGTAGTTAAGCGACGCCCTATTTTCAAAGAATCCGGTCGCAAACGCTACCACGACCGCAGTGGCATCCAGATGTAATACAAGATCGCCCGCGTTGTGGGCCGTTGCGGCTGAACCCAACACAGCTCTGATAACTGTATAGGTATTCGCAACGGGATCTGCCGACAGCACCGTCATTAACTCGGTGCCAATCTGAACGGTCTGCCCAGTCGTAGGCGACGCAATCGCCACTAACGAAACTGTCGTGCTGCTGATGTCAATGCTAGCGGCCAGCGAATAGGGGCTTGGTGTATTCAGTTCGTTCCATGAGAAGAGCTGTAGTGTACCGCTTGAAACGGAGCTTGTATTCGTGAGGTCAGTGAATCCAACTTGAGACAATGCCAGCTCACCGCCTCCCGGCGCTGAAAGCGTGAACTCGGGAATCCCAGGTAATCCTGCGTCTGACGATTGGCCGCCTAATGTCCAGCGTGTAAGTGGGCAAAGATCCGGGGTGCCTTCCTGATTACTGACGTTTGCTCCGCGCCCCGAAATCTGAACCACGCTTCCCGTTTCGTAAGCCACTTGAAAGTGAGCCGGAGTTGTCGCAGAGACCACTGCAAACCTCCAAGAAGGTTCGGCAATTACAAAGGTGCTTGTCGCGTCGGGCAATATGGACCAGGCAGGCGTCACGGTTAATGTTGTCTGGTCATTCGCCGTGATCGTTCGCTCCTGGCTTCGCCCGCTTCCTTCTATAATTCGCACCACCATGCCGTTGTACGCGGAAGTCGTCGCTCCCATATCGGCCCAGCCAATGGTAGTTGAGGAAACGATTGTTGCTGGATACGGGCCGGCGTACTCGAACCTATAGTAAAAATTCGCGTGGTCGAAGCTGGCGTCAGGCGGCCCAATAGGCTGCGGTGCCGCCCCCGTATCTATGTAACTCGTATTGATGGGCTGGTTTGTGGCAATACGATAAAGTAGTTGCGGCGTCGTCCCACGGTAGACGTTGAATGCAGCCGCGGTTACTGGAAAGCTGAGCCCGCTAATGACAACTGAGTTCAGGCCGCTTCCAGTCGGGACGGTAGCCGGAACTGTAAACGACAAAGCGCCTTCATTTCCGGCGCTATCAACCGCCGTGACGGCGTAATATAGAGCGCTGCCACCCTGTATACTCCCGCTGCCTGATACATAGCCTGGCGAGAGACTGAGCAACGGCAAGTTCGGCGAATTAGCTGCGGGCGCCGTTGGCTGTGAAAATCCAACCGTCAGCGTGTCTGTTGCGGTCCCATCGCTCTCGGCCTGAATCTGCTCCGTTACAGCGAAATCGAAGTATTCGAAATTTCCGTTTGGATCGTCATGAACAACGAGCCCGATTAAAGGTCGCGGTGTCTGCACTTGTGTGCCCGGCTGCCGTCCAGCGCCTCCCAAAACCGCCGGGTTATCGCTATACCAGTCATCGTCGTGAATCTGAGCAAGAATCGTAACTAGCTCATAGTTGATTGAGGGAGATAGCTTAACTACCCGGAACGGAACGCGGATGAAGCCCTCCTTTAAGTATGTGAGCGCAATAATGTCTCCTGGCCGAACCTTCAGTGCCCGGAAGCTCGTCTGAAACTCGACAAACATGTTTCCGTCGGTTGACTTATCTAACTGCCGTAAGAGCACTCTGGTCGCCTGGCTGAAGTTAGCGATTCCAAGCGCCGTCGATTGGCTGCTGATCTCATAGCCGATGAGCGCCGAGTCGTCTGCGTCTACCAGCGATAGGCTATCCTGCTGGTACTCGTTCGATTCGTCTTGAAATTCCACGCTCAGCCGGTTTGATGTTTCGGCAATGCTCCGCGATGTGAGGCGGACCGTCGAAGTCCCGTTCGGGTTTCGGACGATTCCTGAAAACGGCCCCGATGCGTCGCTGAACTCGTAAGCAGGCCATCCGCCATTCAGCGTCTCGGTGCTGTTGCCTCCGTCCGGCAATGCGGGTTGCTGGCCTGCAATCGTTGTTTCCGGTAGAAGCTCCAGCAATCCAGTCGTTCCATAACGCAGCATAAGGCTGGACGCCACGCGAATTCCGCGCACGATTGTGGCCGCACTCTGTCGCTTTGTCAGAATTAGATTGCACTCGTACCTTTGAACCTGAATCGGATTGCCGTTCAAATCAGTCGTGCTGATCAGAGCGCCGCAAAATGCCGCTGCCGAAGCGAATGTCGGGAGGTTTAGATCCGATGTCGACCATCCGCAGCGCTGAAGAATGTCTAGAATCACCCAAGCCGGGTTATTGGTGAAACTGGTCTGCTGAAATGTTCCGTCGGGATTATATTGATCGATCTGGATCCCTTGCAGCAATACCTCGATGTTAGGTAAGGTTTTCCCGCTGCAGATCCTATTCGGTACGACGATCGAGAGAACCGACATACTCCCATACGGATCGCCGAGTGGGTTTCCGTTTGAGTCCGTAAAATCCAGATTGAAATTGCCATTCCGTGTGCCGGTCGTAACGACGTTGTACCACCCTGTCGTCGTCATATTTTGTCCCTGCACGGCCAGCGGGATTTCTATGTCGTTGACGACCACCTTCATAACAGACTTAATAGTGCCCATTCCGAGCAGGGCTTCCATGTGCGTCAGGTTTCCGTCGTTGCGGGCGAAAATGACTAGTGACTTTATCCAGCCTGTTCCATAGACGATCGGCACGGCGTCGTTGTACTTCGCCGCGTCGTCGAGGACGGGAGAAAGATGCGACGTCTTTGCGCCGGCGGTTCGCACCATGATCGCCGAGGGTACGAACTCAAACCCTCCGAAGCGTTGAGTGACATTTCCCGAGCCATCCGACGAGAACATTCCGTGCTGTTGGCATTGTGTTCGCGATTTATCGCACGACGTAAAGGCTTCCCCGCCGTTCAGATTCCCGACGCCTCCTGCGATATCTGCGGAATAGCCACAGCGATAATATTGCGAGTATCTTCCGTTCCCTCCGCCATTAGTCGCCTCCGTCCTCTGCGCCTGTGTCGATGGAAAGTTCCACGGACAGGAGCGCTGAATGCGGACCTCCGGCAGAGGGATCCGCTGAAGCGAAAGCTTGTTCGTAAAGCTGAGTGTCAGCGAGTCTTCTGCTATTTCATCGGGATCTCCCGCGATTCCCCGAAATAGTATGGTGCTTTCCGTCGTAACCTGTAACGTCTGGAGATTGGCAAACGCGAAATACACAGTAAGCTGTGTCCCCTTGAAACCGATTTCGGCGTTCAGCTCTGAAAGCGCAGAGTCGGCGTTCGCGAGTGTCAATGACAGTTGGGAAATGCCATCCATCGCGTCGTCGGCCGACAGTTGCAAGTCGAATAAATTATGCTTAAGAACTCTTGCTGAATATGCCTGCTGGTTGAATGCGATGGAATGAGTGCTCCAGTACTCTACATCTCCGGAAGGCAGAACACATTTGAAAAACAACAGCGGCGTATCGGCTTCAGCGAGCTGCTTAACCTGGTTTATCGTACTCATTCTTTATTCCTTAGAGCGCGGTCTCAATACTGAAAGCTGTCGAAGACAAATTTGGGGCGTCGGCCGTAAATGCGAGTTGATCCGTTCCCCAATGGGCATTTGCATAGACTCCACCCGCCTCAGCAGTCGGGCGATATCGCGAAGGCACTAACTGGGCCTCGAGCTGAGGGCCGTATAGTTGTACCTGCTGCCCGGGGGCCAGACTGATCCCGATCGTGAAGCCGACACCGGAATCGCTCAGGGCGCCCGTAGAGACAACTCGAGTCCAATTTGGTCCGATCGAAACGCTAGCCTGCTCCTGCGCAACGGAACCTTGGCGAATCATCGTGATCGCTGAGGGATTTGTGCTCGTCGCGAAGATAGAAAAACAATATTGATAGCCGGAAGGCACTTGCAAGATCTGTGTGATCTCTTGGTTTGCCTGCCCGGTATTGCTGACAGTAAATGCGCCCGTGCCCCCGGTGGGATCTGTAGCTCCAGTAGCAACGTGAATTAAGCTCGCGGTTTGCCACGGCGAAGTAGTCATGTCCGAGCTAGATACAAGCATGTTGTCCGTCGGATCTATGAACGTGAAAGCATGAAAAGGCCCTACGCAGGCGGCGAAATGAGCTTGTAACGCCTGCACGTCTACATCTGACAGCTCCGCATATGACAATTGCCAGAGCAGTTGCGCGCCATTCGGATCGGAGTACAGGATCATGCTTCCGTCAGGCAGAACATTCTTGACAGTGCGGGCCAGTCGAACCTTGCGTATCGGATATTGCGCCAGTGCGCCGCTTGTGAGCTGTGGATAAAACAGGTTAGCCATTTGTTTCTATCACCCAGAAGGAGGTAGAACTAACATCGACGCCGACATATTCGGTCACCAAGCCCGATGCAGCCAATCGGCAATTCGGAACTGCCGTGCCGCTGAACGGATCCGGAAAATTGAATGGCGAGTAATCCCCGCTTTGAGCTATAAAGAACGCCTCGAGCGCCTGAATCTCGTCCTCATTCAGAAGATCCAGACGAATCTGCCACTGGCGAAAAGCTCTTGGCTGAACTAAATAGCGTTGATCGGATGAGTCGAGAAACCGAATCACTTGAGCGCCTTGACCGCTAGAGATTAGGGCCGGATATTGTGTCACCGAGCCGGAGCTCAGAACTGGAAAAGTCGCCATTTAAATCTCCGCAATCACATCATTGAGAGAGCTTGAGTTCAGTAGCGCAGTTTTAACCACCTGTGCGATCTGCGTGCTCTGATACTGAAACGGCTTCCCGCTGGACGTGGAACTGCTCGTTTGCGGCGTTGGGCTGCTAATATACGTGGGCCCATTCGAGTTCGACCCGCTTGTCTGCTCTGTCATGCTGCCCTGGTACGTCGAACTGCCATTCGAACTCACATAGACGGTTTGCGTTTGAGAGCTCGGAAGCTGAAATTCCACCAGCGGAGGAGGCGTGCTCGTGCTGCCGCCGCCGAAGAGACTCGCTATCCCGGAAATTAGTCCGCCCAAGCCGGCAATGCTGCTCAACCCGCCGCTAAAGGCGCTCGCAACCCCTCCGGACGCAGTTTTCGTTAGCAAATTAGCCCACTCGCTACCGGATTGCGAGGTGCTGGGCCGGTTGTTGGAAGGCGATCCGAAGTTAATGCCGGTTGGCACGCTTTTCGCGCCCATCGTCGATGCTTTTGTGTCCCCGGAGCTCGTCGGCTTGATGGTCTTTGCCGCGTTGCTTTGCGCTTGAGTGACGACGCTGGTAGGCGCTAAGAGCTTGCTGACGCTCAGGCCGTCTATCTTCTGGCCGGATCGCTGATTTAAAAGACTGGACAAGTTATTTTTCTTGTTCGCCACGCTGTTTCTCCATTTGCCACGCTCGCTCCAGCATCATTAACGCATCGGCAGCTTTGGCATCCGCGTCCCACAGACTGCCGCCACCACTTTCTTTCCACCATCGAAATCGGTCCAGGAAAGACAGACTCTGCGCAGTAATTACTGATTTCGGGCAGTGTGTTGAATAAACTCCCCCTCGGGTCCATACTGCTCTCGCCCTGCCCGGACTCTCAATCTCGATCCAGGCGCAATTTCTCGCCTTCACCAAGCCGCTTGAACGGCACGTATCGCATCTCCACGCGGCCGGTGAGGAAAATTGAAAGTGGAATGCGATTAGGAGTTTTTTCTTTCTTCGTCCGAAAGCTCTAATTCCGCTCGAATCGTCTCAATTACTTCGTCACTTAAACGCTCCGGCCCGTGTGCGATTAGCATCGTGGGTGTTGCCTTCTGCCCGTCGATTCGCAATCCTTCTAACTCAGCAACTCCCCACTCGATGTACAGCTTTCGGACCAGAAGGTCGGCCAGCGACGCCTCTAACTGTTCGCTCGGTTCGCCCGCTTTCAAGAATTCGTAACGTAAGGCTAGCTCTCGGACATTCCTCGTTAACTCCAGCCGTTGTCCCAGCGAGATGCGTTTCGTCGCAAACCGCACCCCAGGGACCGTCCGGCTCTCATGCCACGCAAGGCTTGAGTAGCTCGGAACCCTACGCAAACGCGATATAAATTTCATTTTCTGAGGTTCCTTGAGCAAGATTGTTTTTGAATGCCCACTGCAGCCTTGTTTCCGAGTCGTCGTAATTCGGAATCTCCGGCGTAACGGTTGCCATGAAAACCGCCATCAGTTGCCCTTGCTGCTGCCCAAGCTGTAACATCGCTGATACTGGGGCTCGTTCCTTTGCGGCGGCGTAGAGTGCTGTCGTCTGCGCATCGTCCTGCGCAAATAAAGCAAATGTGGAGGCGACCTGGCGCATCCCCGGCGCAATCGCTCTCGGGTAGGATGAGCCAAATTCCTGGTTTCGTACGTCGATATTGTTGTTAACCTCTATGTTGGCTCCCGTGAGAGTGAAGAACTGGTTCGGTGCGCTGCCGAGCCACGCCTCTCCGAGGTGCCCCGGAACTATCGAATAATCGAATGTTGTCAGTGTAGGTTCTACGGGGAAAGTGCTCAGCCCCGCGGCGCCGGATATGAAGCTGCTGGAATCCAAGAGATCGCATGCAGGTCCCCGAAACACGAATTCGTGAAAATCTCCATCGACTGACAGTGCGAAAGTGTCCACGGCCGCACCAGTGATCACTCGGCTAACCGCGGTCACTGGATCCCAATAGTCATACAACGTGAGGCTCGGAAGCGCTATCGCTAATGGGTATGTTATGCAAGGTGAAAGCGCAGCATTTGCTGCGGGCGTGTTCGTAAACGGCGCGTTCACAGTAAATGTGGAAGCATCGATTACGCTCGTGACAAAGCGGATTTCCCCGCTGTAGGACACTCCCGATCCAAAAGAAAGCCCGTGGGCGATCGTCGTTTGAATTTGCGTATTGTTCTGTACTGAAGCTACTGACAGTCCACTGCTTAGATTGGGCTGCGCCCCTAAGGCAGCTTGAAAAAGTGGTCCATAAGATGGCTCCGAGGACCCGCTCCATGACGTCAGGTATGTCCGTGCTTCGAACGCAGTTTGCCGGCGTGCTGTCGTCGGAGTTCCCAAAAAAGTTCGGGTCCCCGTCTTATCCAGCCGCCTTCCCGGCGCCAATAACTGCTGAGCCTGGAGCCGCACAGCCGGGAATCGATTTGAAGAGCTGATCGATGCAGCTTGGCCATAGATCGTCTCTGCTGCCACATAGAAGCGATTCGCATTCGAAGCAATGTAATTTCCCATCGGTACGTCTCCTAATTACGGCTCACATTCAAAACGCACGTCACTGTCGCTAACTCCACGTAGCCGAGCCCGCCAACCTTCGGCGCCTGAAGCTGTACATCGTATTCACCGGAAAAGAAGAATCCATCTCCCCAATCCCCGATGTTTTGCCGCAGAATGTCGGTCATGGCTTCTACGTAATAATGGATCCATTGGTCCGTTTGGTTGACTAAGTCACCGCTGGCCCAGACCTCGGCTATCACTGACGCCGTTCCCGATAGCGATCGGAACTTTTCCACCTGTGTATTCTTAACGTTCGCTGCGTACAGGCAAATTCGAGGATATGTGAGTTGAAGGTCCTTATCCCCCATCGCCGGCACTGTCGAGCTCAGCACTACCTGTGATGCTGTGATGAGCGGCACGCTGATGTTCGCGGAGCTCGAAACCATGCTGATCTGCTGCTGCAATGCATTGCCCGTTGTTAATAGGCCAGACACCTTCTGCGCAGCATCAATTGTCAACGGAAGCATAATTATCCTCGTTGGATCTGTCTTGACAGCGGGATGTAATGGTTAGGCTGTTGTCCGTTTACCGGTTGCGGCCCCGCGATCAAACCTGTAACGGGTAACAACCACGTCGAGCCAATTGCTAGCGGTGCATTGTTCTGCCGAGTCACGTCCGAGTCGGTTGTGCTCGCGTATAAGTTCCATCCCGTCGCGGCCGCCGGCGCCCCGAGCGCGCCCTCGCTCATTCCGACGACAATGCTTGAGGTGCCATCCAGAATTACACCGTTAACTGGGCTTAGTGCGCCTTCATCACCTTGGCTGTCCGTCCATGCCGTCTGAACGTATAAGGCTTGCGGACTGACCGTTCCGGTCTCAACCGCAACCAGAGGCATCGCAGGTTTGGGGAGCGGGCTGTAAACGATCCCTATGCCGGACATAAACACCATTTCCGCTGCATCCTTGGCCGCGCTCTGGTATTCCGTCCATTTCCCCTGAAACCGTGTATTCAACTGCACGTTATACGCCTCGGCGAAAAATCGCGACAACGAATCGAAGCACAACCAGCGCTGTAGCGTCGGAGTTACCACCACCGTCGACAACCCGATGGTCCGGCGGTTCAGCCACTGCGGGTCCGAAGCTCCTACATTTAAGAGCCAAAGCATGAGGCGGTCACTGATCGCGTTAGTGGCCAACTGAATTTTGGTATCGACGTTGATGCCGTGCGATGAGGCCACTTGCACCAAAGCAGTCTCGAATTGGACTAAGTCATCCAAGGTGACAATGTCTGCATCCGTGAATAGCGCCATGACGGCCTACTTTCGTATACTCGGCGAATCGCTGTTCTTTTTCGCCGGCATGGAACTGCCAAGTTCCGGGTCGGCCAGGATCGCCACCTGTACTCGTTTTGCCAGTTGCGCCTTTTCGGCAGCCTTCCGCGCCGCCTCTTGCTGCCCGAGATAAGCCTCCTTCTGGCTCTCGTCCGCCAGCACTGCGCGCCCTTCGATGATCATCTTGGCTGCGCTGAGACGTGATACCTCGGTTACCATGCCGGCCTTCCCTCCGTCCGGCGTCTCGAGGCTCATTATCAATACGAACGGATCGGTAATCGCGCCCTCAATCTCGCGCATCTTACGAAAATATTGTTTTAAATCCACGGATGATCCCCCAAAATAAAAGCGGGAGCTCTGTGACGAGCTCCCGCGTGTCTTACTAAACTACAAACTAGCTATTGACCTGAACCGCAAAGTTATTTCTCAACACGCCGCACCCGTAGAGAACGTCCACGGTGAACTGCTGAGAGAGCGTGTTCGGTTGATAACTCATGACAACGCGGATTCCGAAATTCCCCATCTCCGCGTACTCCGCCACCGCGCCAGTACCGGGAAGCGGTTGCGGCAGCCGCCGAATCACAAGCCCGATCGCATCCTTGGTGAATGCCAGGTTATGCGTATTCGGAGTAGCAGCACCGGTGGTCGGTACAAACTGCGAGCGGAAGATAAAGAAGTCTTTCATCTTTCCGACGTTGCCGTCCACCAGCGCCCTCAGGCCGGCCTCACCAGCCGAGTAGTATTCGCTAAAGCGCGGAATCTGGCGAATTTGCGAATAGGTGTTCGAGTCCACCACCAGGTACTTCGGTGCACTTGCGGGCACCATCGCCGTAAACAGCGCGGTTTCTGCCGCATCGATGGTCGCTTCCGTCACCGGCGTGCTGGCCGCACCCACCTGTGGATTCGCCGTGAACTGGCTGTACAGGTTCAAAAGATCGTGCTCCACACGCTCGGCAATCGCAATTACCGCAGGCTGCATATAAGCCTTCAGCAACTCGGGGAATGCAAGCGCTTTCGTCACGTCTGGAATCTGGAAGGTGGCCTCAGCATGCGTATTGAGCACGATCTGTGCGTTCCCCAGACTCGGATTCTGCGGCGTTACTGTGCCGCCTTCTGCAATGTTGTTCGCTACCAGAACCGGAGGAATCGGCACGTTGACCGTATCGCCGGCATGCGCCAGCACGGGCTCGTAATCACGATTCACCAAGTTACCCATGATGAGGTTACCCATCAAAGCCGGCAATGCGTCAGCAGCAACAAGCTTTACGATCGCATTCGCCAGATTGGCAGATGTAATTGTTGACATAAATCTCCTAAATGAATTCACAACCCCGCAAGCAACGAAAGCCGTTGTGGCTCGCATCCACTTGCTTGTTCATCGTGTTTGTCGTGCAGTTCTTACTTACCCGCCGCGAACTTCTCCCCAATCGGGCCGTCGCGGCAGCAAGTCTCTATACCGGCCTGTCCCTGCGTTTGTCAGGCTTCGCCATTTAGGCGCCACGTAACGCTTGATGGGCCAGTTTCGAAATCTCTCGGCGCACTCGGTCTAGATCATCCTTGTTCATTCCCGGTTTGATCTTGTCGATTTCCAAGCTGCCGGGTAGGTCCTGTGCAGCCGTCTTACTCGGCGCCTGCATCCCGCTCCCGCCCGCAATGCGCGCTGGCAGCAACTCCGGATTGTCCTGGACAAACCCGACCAGGTAATCCTGGAGGGACTTGCCTTCGGCGCCTTTAGCTTTTAATTGACCATCCTCCGTACGCGTGAAGTCGTCCTTCACCGCCCGGAATGCAAGGTCCAGCTTAGCCACGCCCAGCCGTTGTAGTTCGCTTCGAATTTGCGAGTTCCGGTCCGCTTCTTCCGCAATCGCGCGGGCTTTTCGATTCTCTTCGACTAGTTGATTCAACCGTGCTTCCAGACCTTCGCGACGCTTGCGCTCATCTTGTAGTTCGGCTTTGTAGGCCGGCTCTGCTTTCTCCTGCTCAGCACGGACAAATTCTTCAATCGCGTGCCGGACCACGTCCCGAATGTCGACAGCCGCGGCCGGTGTCTTTTCCGTTGGCGTTTGATCTGACATGAAATCTCCTTTTCTTTCTAATTCAATATCTGCGCATCGATCTCACGCGCAATTTGATCCTTCGTCTCCTGCCGGGCATCGCTCAGGTACTTCAACGCGAGTCTCTGGTAAATCTGGCGTTTCAATGTCGGCGAGTTGATTCCAAGACTCAAGAGGTTCGTAGCATCCTCTAATTCACTGCCGAAATCGGAGATATCCAGCTCATCAAGCCCGGTTACGGAAATCGCTATGCCATCTTCTCTCGCGTCACTGATGGCGCGGAGAACACGTCGAATGCAGTCCTTTACAACAGTCCCGTAGGCTCGCAAAACCTCTTCCGTGATCGTAAAATCGAGCTGCTTACTGGCTGCCGATTGTGCGCGCCCGCCTTCCAATTCTCCCGATGCCTGGGACAAATAGCAGACCCGGTAGATCTCTTCCTTCAGCGTTTCTAAGTTGTCTGCTGCGATCTGGTAGACTTTGCCGTCGGGCTCGGTCCAGCCAAATTTGTCTTGCGGTCCTAGTTGGATGTAGTAACTTTCCCCGACAATTTGATTCCATTCGCGATCTGAATAAATCACCGGCATCGCAAACAGGCCCATGGTTATGGCCCATCCGAGTGCATTGGACTTATTGAAATGCTCGAGTTGAAGATGCCCCGCCTTACTCAGCAGCCAAAGCCCTTCGCCAACTTGCAAAGTGAGCAGCGGCACTCTCGCCTGCCGCACCAGCGCATGCGCGCCATATCCAATTAGCTCGATGCTCGATTGCTGATTGTCATGTTCAATCCTTTTGTAGGTGCGGTAACCGGTCCTGTCGAAGTAATACCAATAAGTCTCCTCGATGATCTCGGGCGATTCAACTCGGGGCTGTCGGTGTACGGACTGCCTTAGAACCACCCAATCGTATTCGCCCCGTTCGTTTAAGCTCCAGTTGATAAGATCCTCGGCTTGGTAACGGACCAAATATGCGCGCGACAAGCCCGCTGCATCTTCCTCAGCCCGGTTGGAGGGAGTTTCGGCAGCTCGCGGGAAATCGATCAAAATGTGGCTCCGGCCTGTAATCAGCGCGTCTACCAGGCATTGGCGGAAGAAGCTCGATAGCGTGGCTCCACGGAGATCGCAATCGTCGGCAAGCTCCGCGAGGAACTTCTGCCCCGTCTCTAAGCCTCCTTCGAACTGCAAGCTCGGTTCGCGCCGGAACAACGTCGATGCATACCAATCGACAATGGAACCTACATAGTTTTCGTAGAATACCCGATTCAGGCGCTCGCCATAGACATCTAGTGGCTCCTTCTGCCGCCGCAACAAGTATTCCCCCGCACGACGCTTGAACTCATGCCCTCCCGCATATAAGTCGCGGTACATGCGCCATATCAGCTTCTGCCGCTTGAAATCCGGATGCTCTCGATCGATCTCAGTCATCTTGTGTTATCCCTGTTTCTCAAAACAACGGCTTATCCATCTCGCCTGCACTTGGCTTTTCACTGAACAGCTCCCAGACCACATACCCGAGCGCGTCCGACGCGTGGGTACGCTGCGGATCACGTGCCTTATCGATTACGCCCGATTCGGGCTTAAATATCACTTCCTCGAAATCTTTGATCAATTCCTTGCAGCGCGGATCCACTTCCAACCGCACTTCCCCAAGCGCATTCGTCAGCAGCGCATTTACCTTCTGCACTCGGTTCAACACCGGTGGATTCTTCGACGGCACGCGTAACTTCACATGCCGGAACCCGGCCCGATATAGGTAACTCTGCAGCATGGTGTAATCGCTCGTTCCGGTCGTGTGCATGTTCTTCCCGCTCGCATCGCCAAAAACTTCCAGCGGCGCCATATGCCCCTTGAACCGGTTCTCGAATTCCATGCACGCCTCTTCCGTCGTTGCCCGCTCGAGTACGATCTCGTCGATTACCGCGAGCCGCCCGCTGTCCCACTGCAACAGCACCGACGTCATCGGCGCCACGTTGAAGTCCAACGCCCACAGCAGCAGCTTCCGCGGGTCATATTGATGCCGCACCTGATGAATCGCCGGGTTAAAACAGTGATACACGCGGTCGGCCCGGCTGTTCAGATACTCGCCGAGCACCTCTTGCCGGTAGAACCTCGGGTCGTAACTGCTCTCCAATCGCTCGTAGTAATCCGGCGTCTTGTCCAGCAAATACCGGTTCTCGAACGGCCGCGCCAGCACGCATTCGTACCCGGCCACCGGGTCGTGTATGAACCGCTTGTACAGCCAATCATGCCCTTGCGGTGTCCATACGCCGAATCCGCAGAGTCTCTCAGCCTTCGGATCCCGCAGCCGCGCCTCCAAACGGAGCCACGCCTCCTCGCGCGCATACGACAGCTCGTCAATTCCAAACCACGCCAGGTTCGTTCCCCGCAAGCGCTCCGGCTCATCGAGCGACCGCAACAGCATCGTGCTGTCGGGCGCCTTGATTAGCAGCTCGCCATCCGTTTTCTTCAGCTCAAAATCAACATCATGTTCATCGAGGGCTGCAAATAATCCACTCAGCGTCGCATCGCGCAGCATCATGAACGTAGGCGCCGCCAGGACACCTTGCCTTCCGCGATTGATGAACGCCTGCCGTAACGCTTCAAAGCACAACGCTGCGCTCTTACCCGAACCCACCGGTCCCGAAAATCCCTTGAACCTTGCCGGCGCTGCCTGAAACCGGCCCTGAGACGGCAGTGGATCGTATGTCCAGCACAGCTCTTCTCGAAGTTCTTCGCCGTGCTCCTCTCTCACGCACACGAAGCTACAACGGCGAACCGGTCGCCGAGCTCAAAAAAACGCGCACAAGCCCTACAATCAAAAGCAGATAACTTTTTTTAGAAAACTGTGATCCTCTGCGGCGCTTTGCGCCAAGCTCTTCACCGCTTGGCTGCGGCCATCGCCTACGAA